CAACAGAGGTCTACATGTCGCCCCTGCTGAAACATATGCTCATTGCATCTGGTGACTTGGAAGGTGAGCAAAGACTGACTACGCAGGCAGGAGAAACGCGTGTAGAGCAATGGTTAACCCAGATATGCCGTGCTGGCATAGAAGAGTTGTTCGGAGTTGGGCTCCCTGATAAATATGATCAGGACTTGGGCCCAGCTGATGCAAATCACTATGTGGTGGATTGTGTTAGGAATATACCATCAAACTGGAGGCACTGTTGGGTCAAGCCTAAGCGCACATTGAAGGAATCTGTCGATGCTTTCAGGACACCATACCCAGCGCCGAGGTTATCATTCTTTGATCTGATAACTAAGTACCCCGCCGGCGTACAGGCAATGGTAGCCCTCGATGAAATGATTCCCAGGGTAGTAGCCAACCCCAATTTCAAGCTAACGGCACTACCCTTTGAGCATAGAGACTCCAATGTAGGCTTAAAGGACGCAGTAAATGCCAGGAAGATCGTCCCTGGTTCCGAGCCACCTATTACGTACGGCCAGAAGGCTGTGAAAACGTCTGAGGAGACGCCCCTCAACAAACTGTCGGAGTATAATGGCTACATATTATTCTGCAGGTTTCAGAGGGGCTCCGAGCGTAATATAATGGGGTCATCGAGCGTAGTCAATAGTAGCCTGAACAGGCTCGCGTCTGCCGAGATCAGTAAGTATAAGCTTGTGCCGCTGTATGTGGGCTACAATCCGCTGCACGTCCTCAAGGAGGCGCTGATCAGAAAGACTGAGTACTGTGAGATGCACGAGTTAGTGTGTATGAACTTTGACCAGGTTAGGTACGACAGTAATATTGGACCTGAGATGAAGGCTGGAGCAGATGCCTTTACTTGGGGTAAAGCTACTGGTAGGCTTAGTAAAGAAATTGCGTACACTAGAGGTGTCCTTGCACACCAGGGATACCTAATTACTCCCTTTGATGAGGGGTGGGTTAAAGTATATGCTCGTGTATACTCGGGAGAAATTGAGACTAACAAGAAGGAGTGCCAAATCTCATTCATAACCAACGTCGCATGCTCCCTCCTCCAGGACCCAAATTACACAGCAATCCTGGATGCTTGCCCATATGCTGTGATGGCTCTGGGTGACGATATCAATATTACAGAGCCAAAGAGGTTTGACATAAATAAGCACATCCAGTACATGTCAGACCTTGGGTTGGAAGTCCACACACTCGAAGAGAAGGGCGAATTTGGGGCCTTCTTCCTCCAGCATCGGCTGATCAGACTGGGACATAATTACTTACTGGTCACGCCGTTTCCGAGAGTCCTGAGGTCTTTGACCTTCAGAGAAAGACCAGCAGGGTTGGGACCTGCCGGGTGGACTATTGCATTCTGGACCATGCTATCCAACCTCATTGAGTATCCTGAGGTATTAGCCTTTGTGGTTAAGGTTGTACTGCCTTTCGATGACATGAAGCTCGGCACTGAGCTCACAGTGGAGGAGCTAATTGAGAAGGTAAGACAGGAAGACGAGGAAGCTGCAGCTAAGAAACCTCCGAGTCAGGTGCGCACTACGGGAGATATCCTTTACGACGGGGATCCCCAGAAGGAGGAATTCTTTGACACCAGTGGGCCACATGTCACCCTACATGTGAGTCCGTACCTACAACACATCCAGGACGCTATCAAGGCAGCCGCTCACTCAGAGAGCCCAGCGTATGATGCCGCGATAGCACAGGTGCCATTCCCCAAGCGGCAGTCCAAACCTAAGGAGAGCAATGAATAAATAACTATTTCTCGGCTGGCGAT